CCATAGAGGCGGCCTCAGAGGTTTCCTCAGTGCGTTTAAACACCAGGACAGGCGCGGCCCGGGGGCGGCCCCCCTTTGCGAAAAATAGAATTAATTATATTGTATCCGCACAGCGGAGAGGAAACCCATAAAACATTAACAAACGCTTATGAACTATAGAAAAGACTATAATGGGTATACTCTCAGAAGCTAAGGCATCTCCCCCGATAGGGTTATTAGAGCCAATAACAGACTTTAACCTGGAGATAGAGATTTCTCCTGTGGATGAGCGCCTATATAGGGCTCTTGAGAAGGCTGAGCATAGGAGTTATCTGGACCGCCTAAACACTTGGTCTCCTTCTGGCGATAAAACCAGCACAGCTTGGGGACCAGTTCAGATAGATAATCCTACTATGGGCGATCTTTTAAGGTACAAGACAGGGAAAGACCCTGTAAAATCTGCTAGGTGGGTAAAGAAGAATGACCCCTTAACAAAGGATGAGGAAGCCTATATAAAAAAGTATGTGAGTTTATCCCAAAAGGATAAGAATAAGGAACTAAGGGATACTATAAGCAAGTATACCTATAACAGCATAGCTAAGAAATATATTAGGTACCTTTGGGAGGTCAGGTCTGGCAAAGATCCCAAAGCGTTCGCTACGTTATGGCATTATGGTCCCTCTTCTTTGGTTAGAAAAAAGGCTATAAACAAGGGCCAGATGGTTGATCTAGTAGATAAACCTTACTGGGAAGAATTTATAAATAACTATGGTAATTAGATATGGCTTATATGGATGAAGTTATGATGGAAAGCACAGGCCCAGGAATGGCTCCCCCGATGGGAGGCCCAGGAATGGCCCCGCCAATGGATGATCCCGCAATGGGAGGAGGCCCACAGGATGAAGTGGGTCAACTACTAGAACTTAGGAGTCAAATTGACATGAGGCTCATGGAGCTTGGTGTGCCACCGGAAGCTATGGCTTCCCCTGATATTGCACCTCCTATGGCTCCGCCTATGCCCCCTATGGACCCTGCAATGGCTATGGGTGGGGGTGGTATGCCTATGGGCCCTGGTGGGCCTCCTATGCCCCCACAGGCAGGTTTATTGGGGTGAGGACTGAGAAACAGGAAGCCTTTATAGAGGCATTCTGTCTTACTGGTAATGCTGCTAAGGCAGCAGAGATGGCTGGCTATTCTTCTAAAGCAGCCAAACAGAAGGGGTATGCCCTTAAAAAGCAGTTCACGCATGAGATCTCTGAGAAAACCAGGGATATGATGCGGGATGCAGTCCCTGGGGTTCTAGCAAAACTCCATGAACTGATAGAGGAATCCTCTTCAGACGCTGTAAAGCTAGGAGCCATAAAGGATTTCCTGGACAGAGCAGGGTTAAAACCTGTAGAAAAAGTCGAACAGCAGGTATCTCACGTTGAGACAGCCTCTACTGAGGAGCTACGGAGGGAATTGGAAGCTCTTGTAGGTACGTCTAGCCTAGAAGAAATACCCGAACTGGTGAACTAGATGCCTGAAGGCTTTTTAGATGCTACTGAAGGCGGGAATGTTAGTGGACTTCTGGGTGAGATTGATGACCTAGATGGGATTCTTGACCTTGATTTCATCGCTAATATCCCAGGTTCTACTGAAAACACCACGTCTGTAGGCTCTGAAAACCCCCATGCGTATCAAGTTGGCTTGGATAAGCTGGGTAATCTTGCTAAAACTGGCCTAACTGTCGGAGCAACTAAGGCTTTATGGGGTATAAACCCGCTACTTGGTATAGCTGCCCATACCCCTGGATCATTCTTTAGAGCTGGAGCAAAGAAGCTGGGGGGTGGCGATCTAGATAAATGGGATAAGTTAGACCTTGCTACTGGTTTTATTAGTGCTACCCCACTAAGCGGTTTTATAAACAGATTTGTCGATATTGTATTCCCTGGAAGCACTACACTAGATGAGGACTAAATGCCTATACAACGCTGCACACTAAAGGGTGGTAAGAAAGGATGGAAGTGGGGAAAGTCTGGCAAGTGCTACTCCTCAAGATCAGGCGCAGAACGACAAATGAAAGCAATCCATGCAAGCCAGAACAGAACTAGAAAAAGCGGTAGAAATAGCTAGGGAGATAAGGACAAGAGAAAGGTTCAATAAGATTGACTTCTACGACCCTTATCCTTACCAACTTAACTTCCACGAAACTGGAGGTTCTGCTAACCAGCGATTGTTAATGGCTGCTAACAGAATAGGAAAAAGTTACTGCGGAGCCGCAGAAATGGCTTTTCATGTAACTGGGCTATATCCCAAGTGGTGGAAAGGTAGAAGATACCGACAGCCGATAGTAGCGTGGGCTGGAGGGGTATCGAATGAAACAACACGCGATATTGTCCAATATGAATTATTGGGTTCCCCAGATGACCCAGAGGCTTTTGGTTCGGGTGCTATACCCAAAAAACTAATAATAAAAACCGAAAGAAAACCTGGAGTCCCTAACGCCAAATCGGTCGCTCTAATCAAGCACGTTAGCGGTGGGAACTCTTCTTTATTCTTCAAAGCCTACGAGATGGGCCAGGAGAAATGGCAGGGTAGGAGTGTAGATTGTATCTGGCTAGACGAAGAGCCAAGCAGAGAAATATACTCTCAAGCTGTCACTAGAACTCTGGATCGTAAGGGTATGATTTTTATGACTTTTACTCCAGAGCAGGGAATGACAGAAACGGTTGCATCTTTTATGAACAACCTCCAATCTGGTCAATCCCTAACTAACGCTACTTGGGATGACGCCTCTGAACGAGTATTCTCCATGAACGGAGAAAGAGGCCACCTCTCAGAAGTTGTAATGGAACAGATCCTTTCGTCTTACTCCCCACATGAGAGAGAGATGAGGCGTAATGGTAGGCCCTCAATTGGTTCAGGATTGGTCTTCCCATTAGGAGAGGAGAAGGTAATAACTGATCCTGTGCATATAGAAAGTCATTGGCCCAGGATAGCTGCTATAGATTTTGGTTGGGATCACCCCACTGCTCTCGTATGGTGTGCTATTGATAGGGACTCAGAGACTTTCTATGTATACGACTGTTACAGGGCTTCTAAAGCCAGCCCTACTGTACACGCTTCAATTATAAAGCAACGACCTATGTTTATACCCATAGCCTACCCACATGACGGGAATCGCAGGGATAGCATGGGAAACCCAGGTCTTGCTGACCAATATAGGAATCTAGGCTGTAACTTTAGATTAGAACATTTTACCAATCCTCCAGCCTTAGGAGAGAATAAGGGCTCTAACTCCATAGAGGAGGGTTTAATGGCAATGTTACAAGCTATAGAGGCTGATAAATTTAAAGTGTTTTCGACGCTTGGGGATTGGTTTGAAGAGTTTAGAATGTACCACAGAAAAGATAATAAGGTTGTCCCAATTCGGGATGACCTCATGTCTGCCACAAGATATGCGTTTCAATCTCAGCGCTTTGCTATAGCTGGTGAAGATCCCACATGGACAGAAGATGTTAAATACAGGAATTATGGTATTATTTAATGGCTAGTGAAAAAATTACTGAAGAAGAGCTAGTAAGCAGGATACGGGGAGAAATCTCTGATTCTCTTGGTTATATGGGAGATGTAATATCTACCCAGCGCGAAGAAGCCATGAAGTATTACTATGGACTTCCCTTTGGAAATGAGGTCGAAGGCCGCAGTCAGTTCGTAGATTCTACCGTACAGGATACTATAGAATGGATAAAACCGTCTTTGATGAGGGTATTTGCCTCTGGGGATGAGATGGTGAAATTTTCTCCGCATGGCCCGGAAGACGTAGAAATGGCTAAACAGGCTACAGACTACGTTAATTACGTCTTTACAAAAGACAATCCGGGCTGGGAGATTATGTATTCTTGGTTCACTGACGCCCTGTTATCTAAGAATGGGATAGTAAAGGTTTGGTGGGACGAGTATGTCGAGGAACAGAGGGAAGAGTATAGAAACTTAGAAGAGACTGAGTTCTCTATGCTAGTGTCCCCCGATGAAGTAGAGGTTATAGAGCATACAGAATATGAGGTTGAGGGGATGCCTCGACATGATGTTGTAATAAAGCGTAGCTCTGATAACGGAAAAATAAAGATAGAGAATGTGCCTCCTTCAGAATTTCTTATAAGTAGGGAATCTAAGAGTATTCAAGATGCAAGGTTTGTATGTCATCGTGTTATAAAGACTCTTTCTGAGTTGAGGGAGATGTACCCAGATGAAGACCTTGAGGTTGGAGACCTTGGTGGGGGTGGTGATGATATGTCTGCGTTCTCGGCTGAAAGGCTGGAGCGTTATCAGTTTGACAAGTCTGCCAAGTATTGGGAAGGCATGGGTGGTGGCGATGACTACGGCGAGGAAGGCTTACGGACGTACTGGTTACATGAGTCTTATTTGCAAACAGACTTTGACGGGGATGGGATTACCGAACTCCGGAAAGTATGTACTGTAGGCTCTAAGGTTTTAGCTAATGATGAAATAGACTCTATTCCGCTTATTTCTATTACACCAATAAAGATTCCGCACAAGTTCTTTGGCTTGTCGGTTGCAGATCTTGTTATGGATCTTCAGCTCATGAAGAGTACGCTAATGCGTAATCTCATGGATAATATGTACAACCAGAATTTTGGACGTTTCGCAGTATTAGAGGGGCAGGCGAATCTCGATGATCTGCTCACCCAACGCCCTGGTGGGGTGGTTAGAGTTAAATCCCCCAACGCCGTAACGCCCCTCGCTACTCCTGCCTTGCAACCCTACTCATTCCAGATGCTTGAATACTTGGACGGGGTAAGGGAGGCAAGAGCTGGGGTATCTAAGATGTCTCAGGGCTTGGACGAGAATGCCCTGACATCTCACACAACAGCCACTGCTGTAAACGCTGTTATGGGGGCAGCCCAAAGTAGGGTTGAATTGATTGCCAGAAACTTTGCAGAAACTGGCGTAAAAGATTTAATGATAAGGATATATGAATTACTGTATAAGAATCAAGATAAAGAAAGAATGGTTAAGCTGCGTAATGAGTGGGTTCCAGTACGCCCTGATGTATGGAATGATAAGTATGACTGCACTGTGTCTGTTGCTTTAGGAAGTGGAAACAAAGATCAGCAGATGATGCACCTTTCCCAGATGCTTTCTTTTGCTGGGGAAGCAATGTCAGGTGGATTAAGGATTGTATCAGAACAGAATATGTACAACTTAGGGGCATCTCTTGTGAAGGCTATGGGCTTTCAGAATGTGGATGATTTCCTAACTGATCCTTCCACAATACCTGAGCAACCGCCAGAGCCTGATTTAGAAGAGCAGGCAAAGTTAATGGAAGCTCAAGTTAAACAAGAAGAAGTAAAGATAAAGGCTGCGGAAGTTCAACTTAAGGCCCAAAAGATTCAGCAGGAGTACCAGAAGTTAGCGGTAGACTCTAGATTAAAAGCTGAAGAGATTGGGATTGAAAGAGAGCAACGTCGAGCCGTAGCTATAGGGGACACCTAATGTTAAGAAAAGAAAAAAAACCGCAACGAAAGGACACTTTAGATGGTGAGATAAAACGATTAGATGTTGCAGCCCAAACTCCATTTGAGAAGGCTAGACGACGAAGACGTATTCATCAATCAAAACAACATAAGGTTTCATAAACTATAGGAAACACATGACACCAGAAGAGAGGGAAGGAAGGGCGAGAGGTTTAGTTAATGACCCGTTGTTACAGGAGTCATATACTATTTTAAGAGAAGATTTAATGAACCGTTGGAATCACAGTGGTTCTACAGATTCGGAGGCCAGAGAGTCAATCTGGCTTGCGATAAGACTGCTTGATAGAATTGAAGGTCATGTAAAGTCCATTATTGAAACTGGGCATATGAACAAGATTCTGGACAAGCAACACCCTTATATCTGATAGAGGAATTTAATTATGGCGGATACGCAGACTGCCCCGCAAGTCCCGGATGGATTACAGCCAATACCCGCGCCAGGTGGAAGTGTCACCGAAGCGCAAGAAGCATTACTCAGCCTACTGGAACCTGAAGAGGAAACCCCAGAAACTGAGGAAGCTCAACCCACCGAAGTTGAAGAGTCTCAACCTGAAGAGGAAGATGAATCATTTGAGGAGGAAGCCGAGGAGGAAGAAGAATCCGTAGAGGAGGAAGAAGAATCCGAGGAACCCGACGAAGAAGAGGGAGAGGTACTTTACGCTGTTACCGTAAATGGTGAGGAGCAAGAAGTAAACCTCGACGAACTTTTAAGCGGATATAGCCGCCAGTCGGATTATACTCGAAAGACGCAAGAACTGTCGCAAGACCGAAAGCAGATGGAGTCACTTGAGCAAAAGTATAACTCCGAAGTTGCTCAGATACAGTCAGAGCGTCAGCAGTACATGATTAATCTACAGCAAATTATAGCGAGTGCTACTGAAGATTTACAACAATTCTCTAATGTTGATTGGGCATCTCTAAAAGAATCCGATCCTATAGAG